CTACCAGGTCGTGTAGATCAGCTCCCGCCGCTGCACCGTCTGCCGGCCCATCGTGTAGCGAATCGGCACCACCCTGTCACTGAATTGTCCGAACACTTCCCGCATTGCCGGGTGGTCGTTGATCGTCAGGATGGCCGCGCCCCGCAGGCCTGCCATCTGGCGGGCCAGCTCCAGGTACTGCTCCATCCCAAAGGGGGCACCGTAACCCTCTGTCTCCCAATACGGCGGGTCGAGGAAGAACAGGGTGTCGGCGGCATCGTACTTGGCCATGCACTGCTGCCAGGCCAGGTGCTCGACGGTGACTTTGTGAAGGCGAAGGTGCGCAGCGCTCAGATCCTCTTCGATCCGTAGCAGGTTGAGGCCCTTGCCGCCCCTACCGAAACCTGGCGTCTGGCCGGCCGCCTTCCCGCCCCAGGCCAGCCTCTGCAGGTAGTAGAAGCGCGCAGCGCGTTGGATATCGGTGAGGGTGTCCGGGTGCTGGAGCTGGCACCAGCGGAACATTTCCCGGCTCGTCAGCGCCCATTTGAACTGGCGTACGAACTCCTCAAGGTGGTTGGCCACCACCCGGTACAGGCGCACCAGCTCGCCGTGACAGTCATTCAACACATCGGCCCTTGCGGGTTCCTTGGCGAACAGCAGGGCGGCACCGCCGGCGAAAGCCTCGACATACGTGCGATGAGGCACATCTTCCACCAGGGGCAGTAGGTGAGGCAGCAGGCGTGTCTTCCCGCCCGGCCAGGGGAACAGCGTGGTCGTCTTCATTCTCAGCCTCTGCGATGGTTCTGGGCGAGGCTTGTCTCCCCCGCGCGGGGAGCAGGGCCTCGGCCAATGGCACGCGGGCTGTACGCGTGTGTTGCGGCGCCAGGCGGGCAGTTGGAGCTGCCTGCCTGGCGCCCTGTTTCAGGTCTGGAGAGGGGCTCGTTCCTGCCCGGCCGCGCCTTCAGGCAGGGCCGGTGGCACCGGCCACGCACAGTTCGGGAAGCCCGCCTTCTCCGGCATATCACGAAGCTCCTGACGGTAGACCGCCCATGCCATTTTCGCCTCCGGAGCGAACGGACTGTCAGGCGCCTGCGTCCAATCAGTGGCTCGCAAACGCTGGGACCGCTCAAGCCTGACTTGGTCGGCGTAGATCCGCAGAAGGAGTGAGGCAGGAATCGAGAGCATCGCCGTCTCGCCTGGTTGCAGTTCCATCCCTTCACGGACTGCGCGGTAGCCGGTGCCAGTGACCGCATACATTTCAACGTTCATAGACATATCCGAAGACATCCACGTAGGCCGATCCAACTGGTGTGGTGGTCAGCCAATAGGTCATTGTCTGCGAGCCATCAAGCGGATGAGGAACCATCGCCGTCGAATCACGGCGAACCAGGTACACGGCATCGTTCGGCTGGCTTGGAGGCCCTACAGCGCTGTCGTCGCTCGTTCCCGTACCCATATTGGTGTCTGTGAAGTTGTAGATCTGAACCGTTGCAAGCCTCGAGGTCGACGGCACCACGGCTGCCAAAGAGATGCTGGTTTCAGATGTGGCGGTGCCTTGCGAGAGAACGCGGAAAGGGGGATTAGCCTGCGCATTCTTGTAGGCGATTGTTGTCCCGGTCTGCGCAAAATTGAATATGGCGCCAGCCGCATTGGTTCGAAAGCTGCCGATGTACCGCCTAGTGGTATCGCCAGTCTTGGCGCGAGCGGTCCCGCTGTACGGAGCGGCCGGCGCGGCCGTCACAGCCTCCACAGTGGGCGTCGCGCCATTGAGGTACAGGTAAAGGTGGTACCAGGTGTTGGCCGCAAGCGTGAGCCCGCTCAAGGTCAGTGCAGCCGGAACCTCGATCGCTCGCTGCAAGGACGGAATCCACGCGCTACCGCTGGAAACCCGGACAGAAGCCGTCCCGACATACTCCATCTGCAGGCCGAGGATGTGGCCAGCCATCGTCCACAGGCCAGCTCCGGCAGTGACCGATGCCGCACTGGCGGCGGCGAGTTGGGAGAGTTTGACGTCAGGCATTGGAATTACTCCAGGATGATCGGGTCGCCGGCTTCGGTGACGATGCGGTCGCCCGCTTCGGTCACCAGCTGGGCGCGGTAGAGGAAGGTGTGCTGCAGGCGCTGCCAGCTGGTGAAGCCGTCGCGGACGGCCTCGATCTCAACCCGCAGGGTCTTGCCGCCGCTGCCGACCGGCGGCAGGTAGCTGTCGGTCGTGGCCGTGATGCCGGCCTGCGTGCGCACCAGGGTGTCCTGCAGGTACCAGCGGGCGGAGTACATCGTGCCCGGCTCTGGGCCGATGCTCGCCTGCTCGGAGTCCACCAACTGGTCGGCCTGCAGGAGACGGTCGCGGTGCGCCCAGGTGGCTACGACTGTGCCGCCATTGCCCCAGGCCTCGGCCGGGTAGGCATCGCCGTTGATGCGCAGCCGTGCCGGCGGGTAGGGCCGGATCTGGCGCCGACGCATCGTCAGCGCGATCGCCGTGGCAAGATCCGGGGTCAGCTCGCCCTGGCTGGTGCGGGTGATCAGCTTGGCCTGAGGGGATTCGTTGGCCAAGTACTCGCGGCCATCGAAACCTACGTACTCATCGGTGAACCATACCCTCGTGCCCACGGCGTGCGGCATCGGCACGGTATCTACGCAGCCACGGGCCACGGTCAGCGTCGCCGCAACCGGATCGATCGATACCACTCGGACCAGCTCGTCATCGATCAGCGCCTCGGTGCCGACCTCGATCATGTCCAGGCTGACGCCGGCGGACAGCGCGATCGCCGTTGTGGTGGCCGTCATTGCGGTGATCAGCAGGCCAGTGGGGGCGAAGTCGGCCGCGCCCGCCTCGGCGAACGGCGCGCTTCCCAGCCGGGTCTGCAGCGTGTAGCCGAACGCCACCGAGGTCGGCCGGACACCGATCGAAGTCAGGTAGCCCACGTCAGGCGACACAGCAGCCAGCTCCGACGCCCCAAGCGTCGTGGCCAGGTCGCGGTAGCTGGCCTCCTGCAGGCGCTGCACGGTGACCGGCTTGGGCTTGGTGTCCGGCTCCACCCAGGCATTCTCAGAAGGCTGGATGTAGCTGGCAGCGGCCATGCCGGCGACGTCCTGGACGACGGTCAGCACCACGGCTGTCTCGGTCTGTGTGCCGTCGTCGACGTCCAAGATGCGCACTGGCATGCGGGCAACGCCGCGCCGTGGCCACGACAGGGCACGCACCTGCCCGCGCTTGAAGGGGCCGGCATCCTGCCGTACCCGGATCTTCACCCTGCAGGGCAAGCTGCTCACTGCCGCCACTTCGCGCGCCGCAACCCGGCCCGCGAGCGCAGCGTTCCACAGGCCGGGATAGTTCTTGCGACTGCTGACGACACGGCCCTGCGCCTGAACGCTGGCCAGATTCTGGTAGGTGACAGCTGCGTCCTTGTTGGTGGCGATATCCCGGTAGACGACCGTGATCTCGTTGACGCTGCCTTCCAGCATCGGCTGCTGCCACTCCAGCAGCTCGATGATGTTCGCCGGGCCGATCTCTTCCAGGGTGGCTGGGTCATAGTCCGGCCGCACCAGCACCAGCTCGGTCAGCCCCATCACCGGATCCTCGATGCGCATGCCACCAATGTGGTCGCACACCATGTCCATGAACTCGCCCGCAGGAACTGATCGGGACCACTTCAGGCACAGGCCGAACCCTTCGTTCTTCAACGTCTGTGCCGCCTTGCGGAAGCTTTCGTCGTTGATCACGTCGATCGGGTGGCCCATGCCCTCTGTGCGCACCTGATAGATGATGTGCGCCGGGTTCATCCCTTCATCGATCTGCACCAGGTCGCCCTGCCAAAGCCCCTTCTTCCAGCCTTGGCGCCAGCGCGAGACCTTCTTCGTCCAATTCTTGATGTACGGGTTCATGGCCGACACCTGGCCATTGAAAACCGTCGTGAACAGGCCACGGGCGGCTGGCCACGGTCCGGGCACCAGCGACTGCAGATAGGTGCTTGGCATCTGGGCGGGCTCGCCCATGCGCACCTCCAGCGTGCCGACGATGCCGCCTTCGCCCTTGTCGCCGCCGAAGATCTCCGGCGCCAGGATGGTGATCGAGCGAGACGCTGTAATGGGGCCGGTGGCAGGCACCGTCCTGGGGATGTTCATCCCGAGCACCTTGGTCCACGCCGTTTGCGCGCTACCGTCCCAGACCTTGCGGTCGCCTACGCGGATCTCCCGCAGTGCGTCCACCGGGCCGAGGCATTCGCCCATATAGAGGGCCATGTAGTAGCGATAGCCTACGGTCTGTTTCTTGCCACTACCCACGGCCAGCCTCCTCGCGGGCGATCGCCGCCAGGCGCCGTGCGAAGGCGTCGTCCAGCGCTTCGAACTGCTCTACCGGCAGGCCTTCATCCAGGAAGCGACGCAGATCCAGACCGTGACGATCCATCCAGCTGCGGATGCCGGCGGCGCACAGCACGCCGCTGTGTTCGCCCAGCTTGGCCGCGCGGGCGTGCTCGACGGTAACCAGGACAGGACGATCCATCACTTCTTGCCACCCTTGACCTTGATCGGTGTGGTGCGCAGATCGCCGTAGAACAGCACGTTGGGATCATCGATCCAGTTCGTACCGAAGACCATGCTGCACTCGCGACCGTCCTCGGCGGTGGGGACATTGAAGTCCTCCAGGGCGGCCGGCTTCGGAACCGTAGGCTTCGGGCGCATCACGTAACTGACGATCAGCGCCACGATCATTACGACGATTTGAACCCACATAGGAGGCTCCTTTAGAAGATGGGATCGGGTCCGAAGGGGTTCTTCGGCGGTATGGTGTGCTGGCCGCCGTAGTTCGGTGCGTTGTTGAACTTCTCGTGGCAGATCTGCAGGGCGTGGCCACAGCCGGGGTAGGCGGATACCAGTGCGCCCGCTGCGAGCGGCGCTGCGGTAAGCAAGGTGAGGGTCGGCCCAACATGGCCCACCACGAAGCGGTACTCGACGGCCGTGCCCTGGACCCACTTGATGAATCCACCGACGAACCAACCGTCCGGCTTCGCCGCGAAGGCAGTGGACGTGATCGTCTGAGCGGATGCGGCTGACAACACGCCATCGACCCGGAACAGCTCCGGATTCAGACCGCAGTCGGCGTCGAACAGCGCGAACGGGCACTGCGCCTGCCAGCATCGGCGAAGGCCGTTCGTCGCGGCGGCGCCGGCATTGCTCTGGCAGGTCAGGACCAGGTCATTCTGCCGCTCGCTGAAGTCGCTCAGCACGCCGTTCCAGGTGCCGCGGATCGCGCCGTCACTCTTCCGAATCCGCCGCCAGCGAACGACGATGCGATCGGTCGGCGGAAATGGCCGCAGGACTGACGCCAAAGAGATGGACAGCGGTACGGTCACCTCCAGATTGGACCTGGCCTCCTGTGCCGACTGGCCAAGGCGACCGCGTTTGATCGCCTCGGGGCTGAAGGGCTGCGCATCGTAGATCTCGACCCGATCGCTGGACGTGTAGCGCCAGCGCTGGGAACCGCGCCCAAATTCATACAGCTCGACATGGCGGGAGAACAGGCTCACGGTTCGCTCTCCTCAGCGCCAATGCCGGCGAAGGACACGCGGCAACGCGCGACGCCCTCACCATCGGTTTCATGGGACAGCTCCACGGTGTCGGAACTGAGGCGGGCCAGCACCATCCAGCTGATCAAGCGGATGGCACTCGGCTGCAGGGCGATGCCGTGCGGCGCGTCCAGCTGCAGGAACTCCCGCTGTGGATCCAGCTCTGTGGCTTCTATCAGGTGCCGGTACAGCACCTGGCCACTGAACAGCTCGATGCGCAGGTGGCGCCGGCCGGACTGAGCACGCCCGAAGCGGGCCACGCCTGCCCACGCCACCACGATGCCGCTGGAGGTGGTTAGGGCTGGCTCGACCAGCTCCAGGTCATCGGCCCAAGACGGCACCCACAGCGCAGCCGCGCGACCCTGCAGCCAGTACAGCAGGCTGCGCAGATTGGCCTGCTCGGTGCGTCCCCAGGTTTGCCAGGCGTGTGACTGCAGTGGCCATGCCTTGCCGGTGATGTCATCGACGGCAACAGGGCCGATATCGCCATCGATCACCACCAGCTGCCGGCCGAACTCGGCCGTCTGCGCCTGGTCGAGGTCGGGACGCTGCTCCAGCACAGGTCGACCGCGATAGACAGCCGCCGGCGCAACTGCCGGCCAGTCGCAGGTCTCCACCGCAGCCAGGCGCACGGTCGACCGCATGACCTGGTCGGTCACGCGTTCCAGGCTGGGGGTCTCGGCAATACGAGCTGTCCTGCAGGGCAGCACCCGTGTGCCAGGTGCCCAGGCGTTGGCCGTGGGGCGGGCCAGCTGCAGACTGTCGGCGGCAATGTCGGCCACTTCCACCAGCTCGTAGGTGGTGACGTCCTTCCAAAGCATGGCCAGGCCGCCGGGGCGGTAGTCGCGCTGCGTGGCGGCCTGTACCGGGATGGACTGCACCCCCAGCGCCAGGCGCGCACTCAGCCACGACACGTCGTTCCAGACCGGCAGCGCCCAGGTACGCGCCGACCAGTCGAACAGTGCGTGTTCAAGCACCTGGCGCTCGCGCCGGTCGGCCAGCACGCTGAACTCCCAAGAGCGCCTCGGCGAGCCACGCAATGGGAATCGGGCTTCGCCGCCGCCGATCGACTGCTGGACGTCGGTCGCCCAGGCCAGCGTTTCGGTGACAGGCCGCTCCCAATCCGGCGGCAGCATCCATGCCGACATGCGATTGCCGGTAATCGTGACGGTGCGGCGCCCCAGGGCCACGAAGTCGTAGGACAGCGACGCCGCGATTACCGGCGGGCCTTCTGTCGTGACCGACAGCTGCCAACGGCGCAGCTGCAGGGCCGAGAATGCCAACGGCGGGGCGCCAGGACCTACCAGCTCGACGCCTTCGCCGTTCTCAAGGGTTGCCGAGGTCAGGGTCTGCTGCTGGAGGTAGGAGTTCCAAACCTGGACGTAGCGCACCTGGTTGGTGACCAGATTGCCCAGGTCGATGCGCAGTGGCAGCACGTGGATGCGGTAGTACCAGTCATCGAACGAGGTGCGCTGCTGGGGGCCGCTGGATCGCTGTTCGGGTTCCTCGATGGTCGATTCTTTGGTCGACCCGGTGAAGAAACCCAGCCGTGCAGCTGCGCCGCGAAACTGCAGCGGGATGCGGGTGCGCGGAATAGCCAGATTGCCACTACGCCAGTTCGGCCCTGTGCTGCTCTGGGTGGCGAGAAGGATGGCCATCAGGACTTCTTCACAGCCCAGCCATAGTTGCCGCTGGCCGGAGGCGCGTTGGTCACGCTGCTCATGGCCAGCTTGCGCAGCCAAGGAAACACCATCCATGTGTCTTCGCCGATGGTGATCTCCTGCTCGGGCTCGAGCTTTTCCAGGTAGCAGGCACGAAGTCCGGGCACTCGCCCGATCGGTGAGAGGTACACACCGGTACCGGGGCGGCGAATGCTCAACTGAATCGGCTGAAACACGCTGCGGCCAGAAAAGGTGTTCTCGTCACAACCTGCGAGGGCGTAGCCCAACCACATGCTGTCGTAGCTGGAAGAGGTGGTCGACTGGTTGATAGATCCGACACCGGATCCAGCCTGCCCCTCGGCATCCAGGGTGCTGTTGTAGTAATTGCAGATCCTGCTGTAGCTGTTGGTGCGGCCGTCCTCAATTGAATCCGCACGCACGTGCCCGCAGCCCGTTGCGCTGGTGTTGTGGCCGAACGGAATAACGTTGCTGCCACTCGATGTCAGCATCCCGCTATAGCTTCCCGTGCGCGCCCAATAGGTCCCGTCGACGTACGTGCCGCCTGTGTATGCGCCAGCCTTCTCAAGAACGCCGAAGGTGTGATGGCGGTACTCGCCGGCAACGGCCTGGGCGATGGCGACGTGGATCGCATCGCCGTTGGCGAACAGCTTCAAACGGGGGAATGGCCCAGCCAATTCGTATGTCGAGATATCGCGCGGGGACACCAACGGCTGTACGGACGGTGCTCCGTTTCCGTCATAGCCAATCGAGATGCGAGACCTCAGGCTCAGCTGGTCGGTGTTGAAAAGATGGACGTAGTCGGAGACGCCAGGAATGCGGAGCGTGGCGGTGCGATTGGCACCGACCAGGTTGTTGCGCTCGACGGTCCAGCCATTGGCCTGCGCGAACTGCACCACCAGGTCGATCAGAGTCTGTACGTTGGGAACATTGGTGAATTCGGCGTAGGCCATCTCTTACTCCAGAGCAAATGCGGCGTACTGCCCGTCGCCTGTTCGATAGACATTGGGGACCAGCAGATGGTCCACCCCGTTGCTCGTAGCGATCTGCTCAGCTGTGGCACCAAAGGCCGGCGTGTAGAAGACGCCATCAAAGCTGCCGTAGAACTGTCCACCCTCCGGAACCTCGCTGACGCGCGACCCGCGATCAACGCTGCCCGAGGTCCAGCCCACCGCCATAAGCTGGCCGCGCTGTAGCCAGCGCTGACCATCCAGGCAGCTGCGGAGGTTCTGATTACCCACATATGGGTTCCAGGGCATGGTGATGCGGCCCGTGGCCATGTACGTGGTGGCGTACCCATTACGAACGGGCAGCCACGCCTGCATCGGCGTGAAGAGATAGCCTTGACTCAACGAGTCGTTGCTCTGTCCGTCCGCGATCGCATTCCAGAAATTGGAGTGGCCGTAGGTATCCAGCGACGCTACACCGTTGCTGCCCAGGAAAGAGCCGCCGATGAAAAGCGGGTAGCTCCAGTCGCCCGGCAGGTGCTCGGGCAGGATGAAACCTGCATACAGAGCGTCATAGCGCCCGTTGATGCGGGTGATCACCTTGAAGCAGCGGCCGTTGGCAATAAACCAGTATTTGATGGGTGAATTGACGCCGAGGATCGACACGTAGTTGGAATTCGCACCGGGCTGCGTGAGGATGCCTGGCAGATCTGGGTTGTAGGCCGTGTGGCCGCGCATGCGCATGTTGTAGTAGTTGCTGGCCGGCACTACCCACGCCTGCAGCGACACGTAGATCTCATCCTCTCCGGAGAGTCCACGGCCCTTCAGTGACACGAAATCGTTGGCCGCGATCGGGCCGCTGGCCACGCCGCCCACCACCTGCCACTGCTGGTTCGCTGCCACCAGGACCGCGTTGGTGGTCAGGAAGTCCCGCAGGCGGGCCATGAGGTCGGTGATGTTGGCTGCGGTGTCGGTTGCCCAGGCCATGTTCAGAGTCCCAATACTTGGCGGATCGCCGCAGAGTTGCGGTTGATCTTGTTGATGATGGTTTTGTCGCTGCCTGGATCATCGATGTAGTCCTCGAACAGGGTCGGGGATACCTGATTGATCAGGCGCAGACCCAGCTGAGTAGGCGAGCCTGTCGGCGCTGCGGCCACGGTGTTGAACACCGGCGAGCGCTGCAGCGAGGGCATCTGGCTGACCAGGCCGCCGTCGGCAAAGGCATACGCGCCCCAGCGCCGGACGGCATCCATGCCAATGGCATTGAAGGCGTGCAGGAACGCCAGCGCACCAGGCTGTCGGACCACCTTGGCACGGGCCACGAACTCGCCATCGGACAGCCAGGCCGCGATGCTGTCGCTGGTGCTGGTACCAGGACCACTGACAGGGCCGCCCTGGGCCTTCTTGATCGGAACCGGTGTCCCAACGCTGACCGTACCCGTCTTGCTGGCGGCGCCAGCGAGCCCACCAATGATGTCGACAACACCGTTGGCATTGTTGGCAGCGGCCAGTGCTGCGGCAGCTTGCTTGAGCTGGACCGCCGCAGCGACCAGGGCTCCCGCACCGGTTACAAGTCCGCCACCCGCGCCGGCCAGCGCCGACGCGCTACCCGTCACGGCACTTGCGCCGGCGGTCACCACGCCACCGGCAGAGGACAAGGCCGCCGCCGACGCCTGCGTTGCGGTCGCCGCGGCAACCTCGGTACCGACCTCGGCGCCCTTGTTGAACAGCTTGCCCGTCAGCGTCGACGCCAGCTTGGCCGAGAGCTCATCGGCCACGTACCCAGCCAGGCCGCTGGCGATGGACTGGAAGAAGCTGCGCACGATCTCGCCCAGGGTGGCATTGCCATTGGCCAGCGACATCAGAGCGTCACGGAATGCGCTCTGGAACGTGGTGCGCACGTTCTGCTGCAGCAGGTTGGTGGTGGCGGCCATCTCCTTGAGCTTGACAGCCATCTGCTCGGCCGCCTGCAGCGCCTCGGGGTTCTTAAGCGCCTCAGCGGTAGCACGCATGCGATCGGGCAGATCGCCCAGGGCGGTCAGTTGCTGCCGGGACAGATCCACCAGCTTCTGGCGTGCCTGCGCCTCGGTGATCAGTCCCGCCTGCAGTTCAACCTGGATGCGCTGTTGGGCCAAGCCCATCTCGCCCATCGCGCGGTTGTAGGTTTCCTGCATTTTCTGCAGGTCCGCCGTCAGCCGCACCAGCTCCTTGGCACGGTCGACCTGCTCCACGCCCGCTTGGTTGCCAGCCTCGACCATCTGCCGGCGTGTGACTTCGAGCTCGCGCAAGCTCTTTGCCTGCTGCGCATCGGGGCCGCGCCCTTCAAGGTTGGCGATCTGATCCTGCACCTCCAGCAGCTTCTTTGCCGCCTCTACGCGAAGGCGATCAGAGTCCAGCTTCTTGGCGGTGTCCAGCAATTCCTGCTTGGTCTTTGCCGATGCGTTCTGGAAGTTCCCTTCCTTGATCGCAGCCTCGATCTCTGCCGTCTTGGTGGCCTTCTTGCGGCTTTCATCCAGCGTGCCGACCAACTCGATCTCTTGCTTCAGGCGCTCCAGTTCGCGCTGCGCCGCTGCCTCATCCTTCTGGGCTTCTGACTTGGGACCCTTGGGTTTCTTGGGAAGGCTCTCCGCATAGCGTGCGCGGGCCTCTGCCTCCAGGGACTTGATCGACTTTTCATCCATGCGGCCGGCCTTGCCCAGTGCCCGGATATTGGCGATCTCCTCTTCGAGCTTCTTCACCTTGCTCAGATTGCTGATGCGAAGCCGCTCGAACTCCTGCCTGGCCTTTTCTTCCTCCGGCGTGAGGGGGGCGTCGATGCCAGCCATCTGCACCTTCACAGGCGCGTTGGTTCCAGAGGCCGCCCGGATGCGCGCTGCCATCTTTCCGGTCAGGTCGGCAAAGGAGGGAAGCCCGAAGTTCTTGGTCAGCGTGCTGCCGACCACGCCCAACCCGAGCAGATCGGACAATCGTGGCAGTTTGGCCAGCACACCCCATTCGCCGGCCAGCTGCACAACTGCGTTGGTGAAGTCGCCGAGCGCGCCCCATGCACCGCTGACATCTTTCTTGACCTCCTGCCAACCACGGGCGAGCGCGGGCATCGTTTCATTGCTCTGCGCAGCAACGTCGTCCAGGCGGTCGGCGTAGATCCTGATCGCCTCCGCCACAGCTTCCTGCTGGTTGCCCTCCTTCACCAGGGCGCGCACCCGCGCCAGCTGGGCCTCGGTCAGGAAGTTCTCCGACTCGGTCAGCGCCAACAGGCCTTCGACAGGATCCTTCTTCAGGGTGAGGAACTTGGCGACGGTGGTATCGATGGCCTGGCCGGCGGAGGCCTGCATCTTGGCCGCACTGCGGGACACGAGCTCGAACTGTTCACCGGTAAAGCGGCCGGTCTGCGCCACCTTCGTCAGCGCCTCAGCAGCGGTGCCTCGGGAGACGCCCTGGAGACCGGCGAGCTGATCGCGCCGAGCCTGCAGGTTGGCAGTGCTGGTGGCGGCATAGTTGTTGGTGACGATCAGTGCCCGCTGGAAGGCCATCTCTTCGTCGACCGCTTGCTTCCAGGCCAGTGCCAGGCCACCGACCGCCACGGCCAATCCGCCGACCACGGCTACGGTGGGGGTGATAGCGCCAGCCAGCGCACGCGCGGCTGGCACCACACCACCGAAGGAATCCTTCAGCTGGCCGCCCTGCTGGATGGCCACCATCCAGATCGGCATGCCACTGACGATGCTGGTGGTGATATCGGTGATCTGCGCCGGCAGCTGGCGCATCGCCATCTGGTACTGGCCCGCGGAGATAGCGCCGGGTCCGCGCCCGCGATTGTTGGCCTCGGCCAGGTTGACGGCATTGCGCTGGATATTGATGCCGGCCAGGGCGCGGTTGTATTGCTCGCGACTGATGCGGCCAGCATCCACCGCCGACTGGAGCTCGCGCTCGTCGCGCTCGAGTTTCTGCAGCTTGGCCGACGCACCGTCGTATCGGCCCATGACGCCTTCTAGGGAACGCTGACGCTGCTGCTCAGTGCGGCTCAGCGATGCTTCCTGCTTGTCCAGCGTCTTCAGCGCGCTGTTGTAGTCCTCGGCGGTGATCAGCCCGCGCGCCATAACCCGGTCGAGCAGGGCTTCGGTGTCGGCCAGTTCAGACATGCTGGCCGCGCCCTGCTGCAGGCGGGCATCAAGCTCGGAGATCGAGCGGATCTCATCGGCGACCGTCTTCTGCATGGACGCGCCGGCAGTTCGCACCCGGTCAGCTGCAGACGCGCTACTGCGGCTGGCTTGATCCAGCGCGCCGGCCGCCTTGTCGGCTCCCTTGGTGACACCCTCCAGACCTGCGCCGGCAGCAGTGCCGGCGTCCTTGACCGAGGCCAGACCCCGCTGGAGTACCGGCAGGGCTTTCTGGGCCTGCTCGATATCCAGGGCGATGCGCATCGCAAGTTCAAGGTTGCGGGTGGCGGCCATTGTTACTTCAGTTCCTTCAGCAAGGTGGTCGCCGGATCGCCCCCGGCATAGGCAGCGTTGGTGTCGGTAATGCGCTCCCGCCGTGCTCGCCGCTGTTGGGCTTGGACATGCTCCCAAGCGAGCAGGATCTGGCGCTGCGTCATCCGACCGATGTCGGCAAAGCAGCGGCCGTAGCCAGCGCAGATCAGGTCGGTGAAGACCCGTCCATAGCCGACTGGCTCACCCTTTTGCCGACGGCGTTGCGCAGCAGCCGGCGCAGCAAAAAATTTCCGTTGGCCTGCCACCACAGCAGCAGCATCTGCTCGCCGTCGGTTTCATTGAGCGTTTCCAGCCAGCCTTCCTGTGCCCGCACCTCGGCGGCAGCATCCTGGCACTCCCCCGGCGCAGGGGCGATGGCGCAGGCCAGAAGATGGCGGATCAGGTCAGGGTGCGATAGCAGTACATCGGTCACCTCCAGCATCGACGCGGGCTCACTTCCCTCAAACAGCGGCTGCAGGTCGGCCAGCAGCGGAGCGGCCAGAGGCAGGATGCGGGCTCCTTCGAAGAAGCCGTACTCGCGCACGATGATGGTCTTGCCGTCGACCTGGCCCTGCTGCTGCGCAGCCAGGATGTCCAGTTCGTCGGCCACTGCCCCCGAATCCGGCGAGCCGGATTCGGAGGGCAGTTGGTCCTGGTTGCCAATTCGGGTGGCCATCAGGCGGCGTCCACCAGCATGACGCGGGCGTACAGACCGAAGCGCGGATCGGACTGGCGAACCGGATCGATCTTGGCCTCGCCATTGAGCACGATCTCACCGAAGGTATCGTTGATCAGCGCCAGGGATTCAGCCGCCGGGAACGAAATGCGGTTCACGTCGGCGCGGACGCGCTGAGTGGTACCGTCGACACTGTTGACGGCGTCGAACAGCACGTAGTACTCCGACTTGCTGCTCTCGAACACCTTGACCACGCTGTGGGCGGCGTACTCGTAGGTCTTAGCGGCCACAGCGGACTTGGTGGTCAGGAAGGTGATCATGCCGGTGACCGGGTTGACGGTGTAGTCGGTGTCGGCCACCAGCGGAGCTGCCGGCGTACCGCCCTCCAGCACCAGCGCGCTGATCGCGGCGTACTCCAATGCGACCACGTCGCCCGGCTTGACGTCGCCGATGGCCTCGTTGGCGACCGAGCCCGACGCCAGATCCAGACGCGTGCCGTCGGTGGCCAGCGCCAGATTGTCAGTGTTGATCTGACCCAGCGTCAGCCGCACACCCAGGTTGCGCTCGGTGGTCATGGTGGCGGCGACGCCGCGCACACCCGACCAGCTTTCCTTCTTGGTTTCACGGGTGCTGGACATGGCCAGCTCAAGGACGCTGCCGTCATACACCCAGCGCGCCGGCGCGCGGCTGCCGTCGGCATTGCGCAGGCCCAGATACACGCGGCCCTGGAACGAGAAATATTCGGTCTTAGACATGGCTTACTTCGCCTCCTGGGCGCTGGCAGTAGGCGCCTGGCCACCGGCCCTGCGCGATGTGTTGGGGGTGGAATCGGCCTCGGGGGCGTCGATGAAGCCGCGTTCGACTGCCCAAGGCACCAGGTCGGCGGGAACCTCGACTGTTTCGCCGGCGGCAATGGGCTTGCGCGACAGCGTCAGGCCCGGCTTCTTGATCGTGTATTTCTGGGTGGTCATCGCGGGATCTCAGGTTGAAGAAGGGCCTGGGTCTTCCATACGTCGACCCACAGGGCGGTAGCGGCGTCGTAGTCCTCGAGGTTGCCCTCGATGAGCTGGCAGGCACGGCCACCGGCAATGGGCGGCGTCCAGCCCAGCAGTGGTTGGCGAACCTTGCCCAGAAGGATCCGGAGCTCATCAATCACCTGGGCGCCGCGCTGTTCGCGGTAGTTGCGACACACGGTCACCACCGCGAAGTTGACTTCGACCAGCTGCGCCAGGCGCGACTGCTGGCCCAGGATCGAGGCGCCGGTCTTGGTCTCCAGCGGCATCTCGCGGGCCAGCAACACGTAGCAGCACGGCGCAGGGAAGTCGCGCAACGCCTGGACGGCGGCGTAGTCGGCGCTACCCTGGATCTGACGCACGTCCTTGTCGCTGACGCCCTGGCGGATGCGATCGCGCACCAGGCCAATGTCGAAGGGCTGCGTGCTCACCGGCCGTAGTCCTGCAGGGTGCGGTGGCTGAACTCCCGCGGCGGTGCACAGACCTCGGGCGCGCCGCCACTGGGCGCAGGCAGCGGGTCATCGGCGCCGAGGCTGAACTTGCTATCGCGCACCAGCTCCAGAAAGCGCAGTGCTTCCTTGTAGTCGCGCACCACCGGATCGGTGCGCTCCTCGGTGTTGACCCGGTCCTTATGCAGCAGGTAGCGCGCAATCCACCGTGCCCACGTGGACACAATCCCCGGTACCGGCGCCGGCAACGGCACCGGATAGGGCTTGGGCTTGCGCATGACCAGGTAGCCGTTGATCAAGCCATCGGCGTCGTCCAGAGCGCGCTGCACGTGCGCGGCCGCCTCATCGGCGATCGCCACGTCGGCTGGGTCGAAGGCGCTGCGATCGCTGCCGAGCAGCGTGGCATCCATCAGCGCATCGTCCACGATCGGATAGCGCTCCGGCGTGGCCACCTGCGCCAGCTCCTGAGCGAGCTTGGCCGCCGACAGCAGTGCGAGCGTGCAGTAGGACATGGCGGCCGATTACTCCAGCTCTTCCGGGGTGGCCGGTTCGTCACCGAGGACGCCAGCATCCTGGTAGGCCTGCGCCTCTTCCCACGTCATCTCGATCCACGCCGGCGGCTTGACGACGACGTCGTTGTGCTTGAACGGGCTGAGCACTTCGAAGCAGGCAGACAGCCAGAGACCGTTGGACAACGCGGGATCCGTCGAATGGTCGCCCGTTGCAACAGCATCGAAAGAGGTAGAGGCGTCACCCGAAGGCGTACCCGCCTCGGCGCCGGCATCCTGGTCCGCTACAGACTGATCGCCCGGCGGTTGGTCGACGGCAGCGCCATCGACCTCCGAGGCGACCGTCTCGGCGGGCTGAAGTTCGCCGCGGCCTTCCTCCGGAACCCAGCCGCCCTGCGCCGGCGACGCGTCGGCAGCCTTCTCTTCCGTGACGGCCGGCACATCGGCCGGCTTGCCGTCCTGGACGGGCTTGGGTGCGCTGGGCGGCGCAGTGCGGGGCTTGGCCATGACGAGATCTCCGAATAGGTGTGGTGCCGTGCTCTCCGGCTGTCACGCATGGTTTTGCTGTGCTTCGCACGGCCAGGTCCCGCGTTCGCCTGGTGCTGCCGCTCGCTGGGTTGTACGGGTAAAGCGGCAACTACGCCGACTATCCTTCGCCGGCTCCCTTCATCACGCTGCGGGCGCGCCTGCGTTCTGGATCAGGTAGCCCGCGACCATGCCGCTGAGCACCGGAGTGCGGTTGTTGTTGACCGGGTGAATCCAGGACTGGCGGTTCTCTTCGCGATAGGCCTGACGCACATTCGGCTCGCCCGCCATGCTGTAGGTGTAGCCATAGCTCGGTCGCGCGCGGTTGCGGCGGTTGCCGCCGCTCGGCGGGGCCACGAACGCTAGGATCACGTCCTGACCCCACACATCGCCCAGGTCATCATCCTGGCCGGTAGCCACCACCGCCTCACCAATGTAGATGTTCGGGATTTCCCACATCGACGCCAGGATTTGGGTGGTCAGTGCATTGAAGCCGCGATGCTTGAGGTAGTCCTGAATCTTCGGATTGGCCTTGGCTGCTTCGAATGCCGCCGCCGACAGGATCGCCGTGTTCGGCCGCATACCGATGCTGGAACGAATGGCCTCCTTGCCGACGCCAATATCAGCAGTCGGATCACCAGAGGCGCCGCGCCAACGATTGACGCCCACCAGAGCGACCTTGTGTTCGTTGTCGTAGTTGGCCGCATTGCGCGCTACGTCAGCGCACTCACACTCGTGTTCCAGCTCCATGATGTCCAGGACGATATCCACCGCGTCCTGCGAAGCGTCCAAGCCTGGGCCGTTGGCCGCCTCATTGGCGGTTTCATCCGGAACCACCGCCTCCAGTGCTGCAGGGATGATGGCGTAAGGCTTGCCCTGGTAGCCGAACTGGACGCGCTTGGTTGCTTCGCCCGGCGCGCGCTTGGTGTTGTAGCGACGGAAGCCTTCCTTTCCGAACGTCAGGATCTGACCACCAAAGGTGGCCACATCGACGCGCGGGAAGAGGTACTGGCCAACGTTGCCGGGGCGGACGTAGCCGAGTGCATGGGTGGTCAGGATCGGATCGATGATGCGAGCCTGACGGAGAGTCTGCTGGGACATGGAAGGTCTCTCTGCGAGATGGTGAGAACGATGAGCGGCGGCAGTTGTGGCTGAGATCAGCCGGTGGTCGCTGGCGCGTTGGGGATCAGGAGCACTTCGACGCGGTCACCATCTGCCGCGGCAGGCTGCAGAGCCTGAGCAACGACAACGCCGGTAGTGCGAGCAATGAGTTTTCCAGTAGATCCCACCTGCAGGTAGGCACCGTCGTCAAACGCTCCGCCAGCAGTGGCGATGCTGGTGCCCACCACATCAACGGGCACCCGGTCGCCCACCAGTCCACTGGTGTTGGTCACACCGAAGGCGTTGCCGCCGGCGGTGGCGTACTGTCCGTCACGACCGACGACGCGCTCGGCTTCCAAGGCGACTGCTGCGATGACAGCCAGGGTGAGCAGCGAGATTTTCTGAGTCATGGTTCTGCGCTCCAGCGCGAGGAATGAGTTGAGAAGCTGCGTTTGGATACAGGTCAGGAGACCGCTTTGACTGCCGTGAGGTAGTCCACCCCCGCGTGGGTACGCTGGTAGTCCAGCGCCTTGTTGTGCAGCGCAAGCCGTTCCGGGTCGACCTGGGTGCCAGCCGGTGCAGCGAAGTTGGCCGCGCCTGGCCCCACACCTTCACCACCAGACTTCTCACTGAAGTCCACGGCCTTGGGCAGGCTGGTCAGCAGCTCGCGCAGCACCGATTCGGCCGGCTTGGACACCGTCGTTTCACCCTCGGCGAAGTTCAGCGGATCCTTGCCATTGGGCTGAGCCAACAGCAGTTCCACCACGGCCGGCTGCTGGCGCGGCAGCAGCTTGCCTTCCTTCACCAGGCCTTCGGCGAACGCCACTGCGTCTTCGCGTCGCGCGGCCTGTTCACGGGCGGCGAGGGCCTTCTCGCGAGCGTCCAGGGTGGAAGCCTGCTGGTCGAGCTGCTGCTGGCGCTGTGCGTGCTCGACGTTGTTCTGCTGGGACATGGGGTCGATCTCCGATTTGACCTGTTCACGAGTGGGAGGCGGTGCCTGGACGGGCGCAGGTCCATCGAGGGCGCTGCGCGGGAACTGGGTGAGCAATGGCGATGCGAAGAGGGCCGACGTGCGCGAGTTTTCGTCATCGCGTGTGCTGCTCTCGATGCCGCGGATCTGCCAGTCCGGAATGACCTGGTCAGCCGTCTCCAGGCCCTGGGTATCGATCAGCCAGTCGCGGAAGCGGCGGAACAGATCCGTCAGCGTCCAGCCCAGCGGGGCCAGCGACATGGCAAAGCACGCAGCGTCATCGCCTTCGGCGAAGGAGGCCGACTTGAGCCCCTTTACTGCCGGCGGCTGCGCGCCCAGGAAGCCGATGTGGCGCAGGTAGTACTTGCCCGGCGTCGGGTTCCCCGGCGAATCGGGCATGAAGATGGAGGCGCTGATCTTCTTGAAGCGGCCGTTGTTGACCAGCTCCGCGAAGGCAGGATCTACCTCGTGCGGTTCGGCCATCAGGAGGCCGTCCTTGGCCTGAAGCACTTTGCTCCAGCCATAGGCCGGGTCGTCGGTTTTGGGATGGCCCACCACAATGGGCGCTTCGTGCAGCGCCGGATCGTAGCTATCGGCGATCTGCTGCACATCCGCCTCGCTGAAGGTCAGCGTGCGGCCGTCTTCGGCAACGTGCGTGCCGGCTTTGAAGATCTGCAGGGTGGCGGCGGGCTGGTTCATGCCGCCAGTTTTCCCGCGCCAGAGGTCGCTGTCTTTGAAACTGGTTTCCAACTTTCGAGGGCGGCAGCGGACTGGCTCATGCCCTCCTTTTTCCCGCAGTACCGTCTCACGTCTTGGGACGGTGCATTGCAGAGAATTTCAACCGCAGATGCACGATGCGCGTGCGGTGATCGTCCTGCGTGGAAACAAGTGCCAGTATCGGCCGCACAGGTGTGTCAGACACCAAGCCGGTGTGGGTGACGCCCGAGTGTGGCGGCGCGCCTGTAGCGGCGCGCAGAGCGCCTCCCACGCGACGATCAATCGAAGGCGCCGCTCACGTGATCTTGAGCGATATCCAGCAGCTCTTTCTCATCCTCGCGACTGACGCCAAGCCAAGGGCGAGCAGCGATGGTGTTCGTGTAAGCAGGCATCGTGATCGAGCGCCTATAGCGCGTATTCTTGCGATTGGCTTTGACGAACCGGCTACCGCCTTTGCCAGTCTTCAAGTAGATCTTGGCCGGGCGCGCCGGGTGACGGATGGTGCCGCCGAACTGATGGATGGCGCCATAGGGCGCATTGGTACCAACCAAGACGGCCTCATTCCCATCCGTTTGCCACGATGCCATGTCGCCGAGCATGTGGAAATCAAACTTCAGAATCGGGACGCCGGGGCGCTTCTTCTGTTTCCAGCGTTTGTAGCTTGGCTCCAGTGCACGCCATCGCTGTCCGGTCGGATCACGCTCCTTCTTGGCTCGCTCGCGTGTCGACCTCAGCAGGTACTCGCCCCAGTCTCTCAGGATCAGTTGCCGTGCTTCGCCCTCCAGCTGGCGCAGCGCATCAGCCAGCGCAGGTGTTGCCGAATCCAGGGTGACTTCGAGCTGCGCCATCAGAGTGCTCCCTGCAGCAGCTGCAGCGTGCCATCGGCGACGCTGCGCTTGAGATCAGAAGGCATCAGCATCTGCAGCTGGGGCTGGATGGTGCTGACGCCCGTTTCCGAGATGGCCACGTCGACCACCATGAAGGCCGGGCGCCCCACCGCAAGGACATACCGCAGGTGGCCTGCGGCCACGTCCAATAGGATGGCCACCGCATCGAGCAGGCGGATAGGCAGCTCGGCTGCGGCGATGGCGACCGCGCCAGGCCGAGTGATGGGGAGCTGCTCAGCCAACACTGCAAAGGCCGCCGTCGCTGGTCGAACGGCAGCGCGCTGCAGCTGCGACACCAGACCGGGAGACAGTGCGCCGGCCAGGTAGCGAGCAGCGTGCGCGGCATCGGCGTCAATGCTGGCCAGCCAGCTTGCGTAGCCGGCCTGCAGGGCGTCCCTGGCACGCGGCCGCGCCAAGGCCTGGGCGGCACTGGCGGCAGCGGGCGCCGCTGGCAGCCGCGCGCCCGTCTCCAGTGCACTCTGCAGAGCGGAGGTCAGTTGGCCTGTCAGCGAGGGCGGTGTGACCGGACCACCACGGCCACTGGGCCAGTGGTCCGCCGTTGCTCCAGGCGCGTAGCCGAAGCCAGGATCGACGCCTGCCGGCGTCAGCACCGTGCGCGGTCCACCGGGACTGCGCTGCCCGACCGTCACCGACTGCATCACAACCTCAGGGGCCGTGTCGGGGCCGTCCTTGCCCAAGCGGCGCAGATCGCGTTCGTTGAGCGCATCGACGTAGCACTGGCAGCCCCAGCCGTTGGCCGGATAGTGATAGCGCCACCAGGGATCATCATGGCGTAGCACCATGCCATTCCAGGACACGTGCAGTGGCCGGGGGTGTTCGACGGCATCGTTGTGGTTGTAGCGCCAGAACGGCCGTACCTTGATCAGCTGCTGCAGCTGGGCCCAGCGCCCGGCGTTGTAGCTCTGACGCAGGTTGGTTTCGTAGATCACCCGCGAGCGCCAGTTCCGGCCGCCGTTGTAATCCCAGCCATGCGTGGCCACGATGCGGTCGAAGTCTTCGCGGAACTGCTCCAGCGTGCGGCCCTCGGCGATGACACGGTCGATGGACTGCCGGAAGTCGGCCAGCAGTGCGTCACGGTTGGCACCGGCCACCATGAAGCTGGTGTCGTGCTCGGCCTCCCACACGTCCAGGTAGCTCTCGGTGAGCACGTTCTTCTTGCGACGGAAGAACTCGATCTGCTCCTGGAACGGCAGTTGAGCGTAGGCAACGCCGGCCATTGATCAGTCTCCCGCGCCCTGGACGTCGGTACGGCCGGCCAGCGTCGCTGCCGTCATCGCATCGGCCATCACCGAGGCGTAGTCGTCCAGGGTCATGTTCAGATGCAGCTCGAACAGCCGGTCGCGCAGTTCCTCCAGCGAATCGACCTCATCGACCAGCTGGCGGATCTGCTCCACCCAACCAGCACCGAGGGGCGACAGTCGCCGATCAAGCTGCTGGCCCAGGCCGATGGCAGGATCAGGTGCCTTCGGGGTGCTGTCGGCAAAGGCCGCCGGATAGTGCCGGCGCAGCAGGCTACCCACCGTACCGCCGGCATCAGCGAACTGCGGCCCATCGATCGCTGTCGGTACCGCAGGTGGCTCCGGCAGCGCCTGGACAGGCTCGTAGTTGTCCCCATAGGTCTGGTCCATGTAGACCTGCTTGGGCTTGTAGCCCAGGTCGAGGATCTTCTTGTCGCGACTGGCAGTGGCGTCCAGATCCTCCGGCTCTTCCGTGACGCGGTAGACCCGTGGGATGGCTGCGCCGGGGAAGTTCCATTCGGTGAGCCAGCGCGCCGGCCCCTTGTTGAAGGACTCACACACCAGGTCTGCATCGGAGGTGATGATGTCGCGGCGCACTTCCCGCTGCAGCTGGTCGTTGCCCAGCTTGCCGGGTGTGCCCTGGGTGCTGGCGGTCTGGCCCAGCACCACCTTCTGGATGGTGGCATCCATATAGTCCTGCAGGGCCTTGTAGTCGGCCGTGCCACTGCGCCCGGCCTCCAGCAGCGCCAGCTCCATGCCCTTGGGCATGATGATGCCGCTGTCGGTCTGGATCGCGCGGGTGGCCTGCAGCAGCTTGGACTTCTCCGGATCGGTCGCCTCACTGTCGTACTTGCCCACTGCGGTGGGCATGCCGAACTTCTCCAGGAAGATCAGCCAGAACTTGAGCCCGTTGCGCTTGAACAGCACCGGCCAGTACAGCCAGTGCGCCAGCCCCAGGCCGTAGGGCTCATCGTCGTGATCGGCACCGGAGCAGAAGTTCCAGAAGTACGGCGCGAGTGCCGGGACGCCCTCCGTCATCTGGGTCTGGGTGAGCAGGCGCAGGTCGCCTTCCTTGCCGTAGCGGAAGCGTCGGCGATTGCGGACCTTGATCGCCTCCAGGCCGATGCGGGTGCCGTCGACCTTGTACAGGATCTCGGCCACGCCGTAGCCGTAGAACACGCCAAACAGCATCTTGCGGGTGACGTTGTCCCACCCGATCCCGTGCAGCTGCTCCTGCAGATACTCTGCCGCCTGGCGGTCGATGCGCTTCTCGCCACCGGGCTCCACCTGCCATTCGCAGGCCACCACCGAGTCCTGGCGCGATCCGAAGGTGGTTTTCACCTCCGGATCGGACAGCACCTGCTCGTAGATCTGCAGGTCATAGCCGCCCCGATTGCGCAGCACGCTATCAAAGGGCAGCAGCAGCGGCCCGGTGTAGCCACGGGTGATGTCGATGCCATCGGCGGTGGTGGCAATCTCGCGGCCGATCTCTGGGCGGGCGATGGTCATGCGAATCCTCCAAAATCATTGCCGCCGCTGACCGTGCCGAAGGCATCATCGGTCACGACGGTGGCCACGCCGTCGGCTCGGCCGTCGCCGATGTAGGCGCGAGCGCCGGCCGCCTGGAACTCGATGGGTACCGAGGTGACGTGGTTGAGCGCGGCAAACTGCATCAGGGCGCCTGCGATCGCGCCGTCGCCGTGGCGCACCAGTTCCGGATCCTGCAGGTCCTTGCGCTCCAGGCGCGGCACCATCGGAATGCCATCAACGTACTCCACGGCCCGATGGTCATCCTCCAGCGATGCGTCCCTGGGCACGGTGATGAATCCGTCCTCGAACAACGCGATGTACTTGGGCATCCATTCGCTGTACCAGGGGCGCGACAGGGTGACCTCGTGGATTGGGCCACCGCTGTAGCGGCCCGTCTCGGCATCGAGCTCGGCACGGCCGTAACGGTCGCCTGTGTACTCCATCAGAGTCTGGCCCGGCCCGGTGGCGTCGCCAGCGAACGACCAGCGGCCGCGGAAGCCCTCATTCAGCGCGTCCAGAAACGCCCACAGGATCTGCTCCTGCTGGCGGGTGGGCGCGTTGGCCATCTCGATCAGGAACGGCACATCCCGGCGCAGATCCTGACTGACCTTGGCCGGCTTGATGACCGAGAAGTGGCGGTGGCGCGCAAAGTCCATGCCGACCGCCCAGCGCCCAGTGAACCCGGCCACCGCAGCACGCAGCACCGGCAGCAGCGTGGTGGCGATCCAGACCGAGCACCAGATCTCGCGTTCCTTCTCCGAGCGCTTGGGGAAGTCGTCATCGAAGACCAAGCGCAGCACAGGGCGGACCTCGGACATGGCCCGATCGATCCAGACTGAGGGGATGGCCGAGCCATCTCCGTCGCGCGGGATGACATCCAGCTCCTCGCGCATGGCGGCCTTGCGCGGGCCATAGGCCGAGCGGATGGCGGTGTACCACTCCTTCTTGCCCTCGGCGGTGGCCACCTTGCCACGCATGGCGCAGACCCGCTCGTACAGGCCGTTGGACACGGCATCATCGAAGCTGATGCGGATCACCCCGGCCTTCTTGCCGTAGCGACCGGCCTGGACGTCCTGCACCAGCTGGTTGAACGGATTCTTCTTGCCGCGGTGTGTGGACCACACGCGGATCCGGCCACCCCAGATCAGCAGCGCGGTGGCTGATTCGAGCACCTTGGCCACGTCCTTGTGCAGCGCCGCTTCGTCCAGGTCGACCACGCCCTGCAGGCCGTGGATGTTCTCCGGGCGCGAGGACAGTGCCGTGATACGGAAACCACTGGCGAAGCGAACCCGGAAGGCCTGGATCTGCCGGCTGGTGCCGTCAGGCTGCTGGTCCTGGAAGATGTGCTGCTCGATACGCGAGGCTTGGCCTTGGGCAATGATCGGCGCGAACTTGGCCACATAGCCAATGAACTCCAGACCCTTTTCCTTGGTGTCGGCCATGTACCACACGTTGTCGCCGCCGGCGTCCTTGGCAGAAGCGGCGGTGATGGTGTCGCTCAGCGCCTGGGCGAAGGTGATGCCAGTGCGGCGCCCCTTCTCGCAGACCGCGATATCCAGCCCTTCCTGCATCCGGATCCATTCGGACTGATGAGCCATCAGCACACCGGCCTTGCTCGGATCGAAGTTGGCCGAGATCGAGCGCACGCTCTCAGGCAGCTCATCCCAGTCCAGGACGCGCTCGGTATCCGGCAGGGGACCCAGTGCACTCACTTAGCCGACTCCATGCAGCACCTTGTTGCGCCAGAACTCCACGCCCTCGGCGTCCAGGCCCTTGGCTCGCGCAGCCTCCTCGACCCGGCTGGCCGCGTCGACGAGCGCCTTCTGGCGGATCTCGCCGGCCCACTTCTCGCGCACGATGGAAGAGCGGGTCAGCTCGGCAATGGCCTTGGCCGCCTTGCTGTACAGCGCAATGCGATCGGCGGGGGAAATGCTCTCATCGTCCTGGTCGGCCGCCTCCTGGAACTGCAGCAGTGCTTCGAACAGGTCGGTCTGCAACAGGCCCATCAGCGCGCTGCCGCGCTCGGCGGCATTGTCCGGCGCCTGCTCGGCCACCAGTTTCATGGCTTCTGTGCTGGCGCTGATCGAAGCCAGGCGGCGCTTGAGCCGCTTGGCGCGTTCGTTGACGGTGGTCTTGCTGATCTCGTAGCCCTGCTCGCCCAGCCATTCGGACAGCGAGATGCTGCCACCGAAGGCGTTGGCAACCAGGCGCCGATCCAGCTCGTCACGCACATCGGCCGGCAACAAGTCGATCTTGCTCACGGGAGGCATGGGGTCACCAGTACTTCGGCGGGCGGGCGATCCCCGGACCGCAGTCGATGCTGTACTCGACGATGTCCACACCGTGGCGGGTCAGCTCCGCCGACCACGGCCCCGACGGGGATTTGGTGATGTCGATCAGGCGACGGGTGTCCAGGTAGTCCAGTTCCCGGCGAACCTCCAGCGCGGTGGCATCCGGGTACATGTCCTGGGCCGCGCCGGCCAGGACGGCTTCACCGATCGGATAGGGGCGTGAGCGATCCAGCACCAGCAACATCAGCCAGCGCAGCTGCTCCCTGCGCAGCTTGCCCAAATCCGGGCCTTGATTTCCGTGACTCACGGCGTGTTCCCCTTGCTTTGCATGTTCGTGATCTTCGAAGCCACTGCATCAAGCTTTGCCTCGATAACGCTCTGTCCGCGGGCATAGTCCTCGCGGCGGACGTAATCCTTCGCAACTTCCAGGCGGAAGTCGGTGAGGTGACTCTCAACCTCGCGCCAGCGCTTGCTGTCGTTGATCAGAATCGCCAGCTGCTGATCAGTGCGTTGTTGCAGCTGGTTGACCAGCCAGCGGCCGCCGGCGATCAGGCCGCCAAGCAGCGTGATGCCGATGCCTGCGAACCACACCAGGTAGAGCGGTTGCACTTCAACGATCATGGGTTGGTCTCGACGGGTAGGCGCTGTCCGGTGAGGACGCCGATGACGCGCTGGCAGGAGCGGACGTGGTCTTCAGCTTCGGTGACGATTTGAAGAGCAGTGCCTGCAACCTCTGGACGTAGTTGGGCGCTCGCATCACGTTCGACGGCGCCAGAGACGGCTTGGGACAGGCGGGCGGTGTGACAGGTGGCGAGGTCGTCGCGCAGCTGGAGATTGCCAGCGCGCAGGTCAGCCACAACAGCAGCAGGGATGGACGCGGACGCCTCCCGATCATCTTCATGTTGGTCTCCGATCTGGGCCATTTCCCTGGCCTGGGTATGCTCGGTGTCGCGAGCATTGCGCTCGCTTTCCAGTTGCGATTGAAGCGTGGTCACGCGCTGCTGCGCCGTGGCATCACGGGCCTGCGCGTCCAGGGCATTGCCGCGATAGAGAAGTGCTGCAGCGATGGCGACCAGCAGGAGCACCAGCAGCAGGGCGACCGTTGCGGTCAGGGTGCGGACCATCAGTACCGGCCCTCGCACATCGCGCGCTCAGCGGTGCGGCGGCGCTCCAATCCCTTATAGGACTTGCCGCCGGCATTGGCCCAGTTGCTCAGCTGGGCACATGCGAGGTCCCAGCGGCCTTGATTGGCGTAGACACGGATCCGCGGCTGCTGACCGTTGCGCAGCGTGCACAGGCCGTCCTTGACGCCAGCACCACCCGGACCGACGTTGAAGGCGAACGACGTCAGGGCGGCCGCCTGGTAGTCCGTCATCGGCACCTTGATGCAACTCTGCACGGTGTTCCAGGCGACGCCGAGGTCCGACTGGAGCAGACGCTCGCATTCGGCGCGGGTGTAGGTGCGCTGTTCTACCTTGGCCGTATGGCCGTAGCAGACCGTCAGCTTGCCGACGACATCACGATAGGGCTGGGCCGAGTAGCCCTCGAAGGGCTGCACCAACCCGAGCAGCAACGCCAGCATGGTTGCCAGCATTCCGCCCGCGATGGGCAGTGCCTTGTTACCGGGTTGCTCTGCTGCCATGCGCCATCTCCAGGGAAAGATGGCCGACGGGCAGACGAGGATGCCCGCCGGCCAGGTGCGCCATGCGCACACCAAACCGATGGGCAGAGTTTCAGTCTTTGACTGATCGTCGTCTTTGAAACTGGTTTCGAGGAATCTCACGCGCGCGCGTGGGACTGTGCAGATCCCTTCGCGACGTGCGTAGCTGCAGAAGACTATTCGCCCTTGGGCTTATGCGCTTCCCACCAACTGTTGACAGAGGCAGCGGGCGGTGTTTCCGGTTTGGAAGGTTGATAACCAGGATTTACAGCGGAAGGTGCGATCGCCGCAGGACCCGGGGCTTCTACCCTGGGAATTTCAACGTCTCCACATCGCTTGGCGGCAAAAGCCCCCTGAAGCTGAGCTCGCCTTTCCACTGACGTCCTCTTTGCTTCATTCCGTTCGATCACATTTCCGATCCCAAAGTCACCCAAAAAGCTGGCAATGGACATGCCGCTGAACTTTGCTTGCTGCTCGACCTGCCTATCAAAGGCATCCACCTTGGATAGTTCAATTCGGATCTGCTCACAAGAATAGTTCAACGTCTCGTAGCCAGTTAACGGCTGCAACCGGCCATAGCGTTTGGTGGCACAGCCGCTGACAGATATCACCAGCACTGCGCCAGCAATAGCGAGCACTTTCCACTTCATGTTTTCCCCCTGGTTGATTTGCTCTTACGCCACATCACTCTGACGAGCCGTGCTTTTTCGTTTTGAGTTCCGGTTTCGACTGGGCGAACGCAGCACTTGTTTTTTCAAGAGCCACCTTCGCGTCTTCAGGACTGTTCCGGTAGTTGTTCAGCAGCATCGCCTCGCGACTTGTCAACTGCACCCCTTCTCCTGATGCGCCCATGCCGGTGAGAAGCCAGAGCGGTTGAGTACCGAATAGCAGATTCAATTTAACGAGCAGTTCGACCTCTACTGGCCGCGTTCCCGCCTCGTACCGGATGAGCGTGGTTCGCCCGATGCCGAGCAGCTCAGCGAAGTCCTTCTGGCTTCTATCGCCCCGGATCAACCTAAGCCTTTCGCCGGTGTCGCGCCGGCTGTCGTTCTCTGAGTTTCCGTCAGTCATTTTGTTCCCGCTCGGGTATTGACAAGTGTTCCCGAACGGGAACATCATTACTTCCACTGGCAGCGCCTACAGCAGCCAACCAATGGAACAAGGATCAAAGGATACACGCGATGAGCGAACCCGCCCCCAGCCTGGATCTTCACCTCAAGGTCCGCACCGCCTTCGTTGGCAAGGGCACCAGTCTCCGCGGCTGGTGCATGGAGAACGGCGTCCCCCCGCAGAACGCCCGGGACGTCCTCATCGGGCGTTGGAACGGCCCGAAGGGTCAGGCCCTGCGGCGCCGGCTGCTGAAGGCCGCAGGCCTGAGCGCCTCAGCATGAGCACCGCCGGCCGCCCCCTGGACGAAGTCCCGACCCGCGAACTGGAGCTGTTGCTTGCCTCGGCCCGTGACCAGTACGCCACCGCTGTGAACAACTGGCAGTGCGCCGTCGAATCAGACGAGCCGCTGGCCAACACCCTGCCGCTGGCTGGTGCCGTCGACGCAGCCGACCGCCGCGCCGTCCGGATCCTGACGGAGCTGGCACGCCGTCAACAGGGTGCTGCGGCATGAGCGAGCAGAGCATCTTCACCCGCCTGCTGTTCACCCTGGCCGGGCACAGCCGCACCGGTCTGCGCCTGAAGCCGATCGCCGACGGCATCGGCGAATCCCCCAGCACCACGCTGCGCAACCTGCAGCGCCTGGCCGAAGACGGCCTGGTCGAACGCTCCCCCTTCGACCAGGAAAACTGGCGCCTGGCCCCCCGAATTGTCCAGATCGCCTTGGCCCATCAAGCCGAGGTGGCTCGTGAAGAGCGCCAGCTGGACGACTTCAAGAACCGCTACAGCCGTAGCCCCAACTGATGACGAGGATCGAAATGGCAGAGAAGCAACTCAACAAGCGCGGCGCCAAGCCGCTCGCCCAGGCCGAGCCAGTTGTCCAGGATCTGGACGCGGAAAAGCTGGCCGAGCGCAGCCAGGAGCTGGTTACCCTCGGTGAGCACCAGAGCGAGGTGGTGGATCAGTTCGGTGACGGCCTGCCGTGGCACCCGGACCACTACGAGAACGCCATTCGCGGCGAACTGCGCCGGGGCTGCGAAGCCTTCCTGCGCGCCGGCCGCTACCTGGTGGTTGCCCGCGAATGCGCAACGCATGGCGATTGGCAGGGAATGCTTGAACGCCTGAGCATCGAGCCCCGGCAAGCCCAGCGCATGATGGAGGCCGCTCGTCGCGTCTCCATGCTCCCAAATGCGTCGCATGCGACGCATTTGGTGGCTGCCACCAAGACCCAGAGTCGGCTGATCGAACTTCTTTCATTGCCGGAGGAGCAGTTCACCGAGCTCGCGGAACAAGGTGAGACCGGCGGGCTCTCTCTCGATGACGTCGAGACGATGTCCCGTGCCGAACTCCGCGCCGCCATCCGCGACGCCCGCGCCGACCTTGAGGCCAAGGATCAGCGCATCACCAAGTTGAGCGACGATCTCAACAAGGCGGAGGAGAAGACGGCAAAAGCGCAGAAGAAGTGGAAGAAGGCCACTCCGGACGAGCAGTCGCAGGAACTGCTGACCCAACTGGAGCTCGCAACCTCCCAGGTCCGTCTAGCCATCGCCACCGGCAGTGAAGAAGCCGGCTTCAGCGGGGCGGTGATCGCGCTCATGCAGCACGCCGAGCAGCACGACCTCAATGTTGATGAACAGGTGGCCGGGATCATCGCCAGCCTGATCAACGACCTGCGCCTTGTCCGCGACCACCAGGAGGTGGGCGTCACGGTGATTCATGACCGCCGCCTGGCCGACTGGAAGCGGGAGGGCTGACATGGCCCTCAGCGCCAGCTTGATCGAGCAGGCCGCCGCTGACCTGCTCTGCGCCGAGCACGGCCAGAAACGCGCCATTGCCGAGCGATACGCCGCCGAATGGGGCTGCAGCGTACAGACGCTGTACCGACAGGTCTCGAAGCTGACCTGTTCGCTGAAGCCGCGCAAGCGCCGCAGCGATCGGGGCAACTCCGACTGGACCCAGCAGGAACTGGAACTGATTTCCGCTGTGTTGCTGGAGTCGCGTCGCGGCACCGGCAAACGCCTGGCCAGCATCGGCGAGGCCATCGACATGCTGCGCGCCAATGGCATGGTGCGCGGCGAGACTGTGGATGCCGGTACCGGCGAGATCCGACTGCTGAGCGAGAGCTCGGCAGCCAAGGCCTTGCGCACCAACCGCTTGCACCCTGATCAGCTGTCGGCACCCGCACCGAAGGTACAGCTGGCCAGCGAACATCCCAACCAGGTGTGGCAGGCCGATCCCAGCCTGTGCGTGCTGTATTACCTCAAGCGCCAGGACGGCCTGCATGCGATGCCGGCAAGCGAGTTCTACAAGAACAAGCCCAAGAACCTGGCGCGCGTCGAGAACGAGCGCGTCTGGCGCTACGTGTTCACCGACCACACCAGCGGCGCCTTCTACGTGGAATACGTGCTGGGCGCCGAGAGCGGCGAGAACCTGTGCCGCACCTTCATCAACGCCATGCAGTACCGCGGTGCGGCTGATCCGTTCTGTGGCGCACCGACGATGGTGATGGTGGACCCGGGCAGCGCCAATACGGGTGCGATGTTCAAGAACCTGTGCGCGGCCCTGGGTATTCGCATCTGGATCAATCAGCCGGGCCAGCCGTGGGCAAAGGGCCAAGTCGAAAAGACCAACGACCTGATCGAACGCAAGTTCGAGCACCGCCTTCGCTTCGACAACGTGCAGAGCTTGGAGCAGCTCAACGCATCGGCGTGGCGTTGGATGCGCAACTTCAATACCACCGCTCAACACACCCGGCACAAGTCCTCGCGCTACCAGGCGTGGATGACGATCAAGCCCGATCAGCTGCGCCTGGTACCGGCGACCGAGGACTGCATGAAGCTGGCCACCCGCGCACCGGAACTGCGCAAGGTCAACCCGCTGCTGCGGATCAGCTTCCTGGGCAGAACCTACGACGTGTCGGGCGTGCCGGGCGTGATCGTGGGCCAGAAGCTCACGGTCGCCCGCAATGCCTTCGGTAGCGAGTTCGGTGCGCAGGCGCTGTTTACCGACGATGCTGGCCGCGACACCTGGTACACGATGGAGCCGCTGGAAGCAGACGCATACGGGTTCACCGGTGCGGTGGCGGTCGGCACATACCACGCGCACGCCGACACCCCGGCGGACACAAACCGCAAGCGGGTCGAGCGCCTGGCGATGGATGCCGAGACCGACGAGCAAGCCAAGGCGCAGCGCAAGGCCAAGGCAATGCCGTTCGGTGGCCGTATCGACCCCTACAAGTCGGTGCAGCAGGCGCCGGAGATCCAGCACCTACCGCGCCGGGGTCATCGCGTCGACGTCGCGGTCCCCGATGTGGTCGAGGCCCCTCGCTTCACGGTCGATTCGGTCACGCCCATCCGCGCCGAGCTGCCGCCGCTGAACCATGTGGAAGCGGCCATGCGTCTGAAGCCTCTGCTGGAGGCTGCGGGTTCGGCCTGGACGGCTGACCACTATGCCCGCACCGCCCAGCGCTGGCCTGAAGGTTTGCCGGTGGATCAGGTCGAATCCTGGGCACAGGCCTTGGCGACGCCTGAGCGTGGCGGCCTGCGCCTTGTGGAAGGAGGTGCTGCATGACGCTGCGTCTGAAGCGCCTGCTCACCGAGGCTGGCATCAAGCAGGGAGACCTGGCCAGTGCTGCAGGTCTGAGCCGTCCGGCCCTCAATGCCTTGATCAACCACGGCCAGTTGCCCACCAGCTGCGATCCGGCAGCGGTGCGCGCTGCCATCAGTTCCTGCCTGACCCAGCACGGCGTAACCGACGCCCACTGGCATGAAAAGGAGGGGCCGACGTGCGGGGTCACGCCAGCCCCGGTTTCCCCACCGCAAGACACCGATAACGACAACGACATTCACGACGAGGAAGATCCCATGCTACTGCGTTTTCAGGCTTTGACTCCACAGGCCAAGCGTCACTTCGGCCTCACCAGCAATCCTTTCGCCGATCCGGCCAGCGCCGAAGAGGTGTTCCTGTCGCCGGACATTCGCTATGTCCGCGAGAGCATGTACCAGGTAGCCCGCCACGGCGGCTTTGCTGCGGTGATCGGCGAGAGCGGTGCTGGCAAGAGCACGCTGCGCGAAGATCTGGTCGATCGCATCCAGCGCGAGGAACAGGCCGTCATCGTGATCCAACCCTACGTGCTGGCCAGCGAAGGCAGCGATGCCGTGGGCAAGACCCTGCGCAGCCACCATATCGCCGAGGCGATCATGGCCGCTGTCGCCCCGCTGGCCAAGCCGAAGAGCAGCCCCGAATCCCGCTTCCGCCAGCTGCACGAATCCCTGCGTGACAGTTCCCGCTCGGGCCACAGCCATGTGCTGGTGATCGAGGAGGCTCACAGCCTGCCGCTGCCAACCCTGAAGCACCTCAAGCGCTTCCGCGAGCTGAAGGACGGCCTGCGCCCGCTGCTGTCGGTGATCCTGATCGGCCAGCCCGAGCTGGGCGTGAAGCTCTCCGAACACAACCCGGAGGTGCGCGAAGTCGTGCAGCGCATCGAAATCATCACGCTTCCGCCACTGGATAACGAGCTGGGAGCGTACCTTTCGCACCGCTTCAAGCGTGCCCAGGTGCCTCTGGACAAGGTCGTGGAACAGGGGGCCATCGATGCCCTGCGCGCCAAGCTGGTCCCTTCGCGCGGCGCAGGGTCGCTGCTGTACCCGCTGGCCGTCCAGAACGCGCTGACCGCGGCGATGAACCGCGCCGCTGACCTGGGCGTGCCAACCGTCACCGCTGATGTCGTGCGGGGGGTGTGAGATGGCGATCCGAACTGAGGGCTGGCCGGTGGCAGAAGCGATGGTGAGGGCACCGCAGGGCGACCAGTGGCCGTTCGCTACCGAGGCCATCCTGATCCCCTTCGATGTTCAGGATAAGCCCGAGCCGATCAACCTGGACATCCTGCAGGTGGTGATCGTGCCCCGCGCCAGCTGGGAACGGATCATCGCCCATGTCCCAGCCGACGTGCTTCAGCGCGAAGGGGTGGCGAATGGCTGACCGCGCCGCCACCGACGGGCTGCCGTACCTGCGCAGCTTCGCGCATCAGCTGCTGCGCGAAGCGGAACTCCCCGATCGCCAGGTGACGGTGATGCACCGGGATCTGTTCCGCCGAGCGCACATCGACTGGCGGGACGGCCAGAACATGGCCTCGCTCCTGGACAGCCTCAACCTGCAGCAGCTGCGTGCGCTGGTCGACCAGCTGCGCGACGGCGACGACGACGAGGAGGAGTGATGGCCGTTCCGACGCTCAAACGCTGCCACGGGCAGGTGCGCAACCGGAAGAGCCACAGCGCCCACCCCAAGCGCCATCGGCCCGTAGGGATGGTGGCGAGCAAGCCGCCCTTCCTGGAGGACTCAGCGGTGGCCACGCTGTACATCCTGGACATGCAGACCGGCGGCGAGTACGGGATCGATCTTCTGCCCAGCTATGGCATTCAGGTCACGTCTTCCAGCACCAGCAAGCGCTGGTACCTGGATGCGGACGCAATCGTCGACCTGGCCGTCGCCGCCGGCATTGATCGGAGGGCCGACTGACATGCAGCTGGCCCTGCTACCGCAAGAGCTGTCCCCACAGACGGTGCTTTTGCAGCTGCAGGGCCGTCGCGGCGCCGTCAACGGCATCACCGCCCGCGACCTGGTGCAGCAGATCACTTCACGTACCAGCACCGCCGACGAGCGCCGCCTGCGCCAGATCATCGAGCAGCTGCGGCGCGAGGGACACCCGATCTGCGCCCACCCGGCTCACGGCTACCACCTGGCCGCCAGTGCGGCCGAACTGGATCGCGCCTGCACCTTCCTGGTCGGGCGCGCCATGACCTCCCTGGAGCAGGTCAGCGCGATGAAGCGCGTTGCGCTCCCGGATCTGTACGGACAACTCGGGCTGGACAAGCCCGCTACCGACGAGGAATCCAACCATGAACCATGAACGCAATTCCGACGTGCTGTATGCCGCCGCCAACACGGCACGCGAGCTGGAGAACAGCGGCATCGAGATCCTGGGCCTGCACAGCAATGGCCGTCGCGCGGTGCTGATTCTGGACCGCCCTCCCACGATGGTGGGTGGCCACCTCAAGCGCCGCCAGCCCAACGGCAGCGGCGGGCAGGACCGCGTGATGGCCGCTGAGTACCAGGGCGTGCAGCTGGAGTGGACCCAGCGTCCTCCGATGCTGCGGGAGGTGGCTCATGGCTGAGCGCGGCCAGTTCCTGGTGGTCCCTGCTGAGTGGGTGGGTGGCGACACCTTCACCGACTCGGACAAGGCGATCGAAGACGCCCAGGCCCGCAGCAAGGTCGACGGCAAGCACCGCGCGGTGGTTTGCGTGGTCGCTCGCACTACGCCCAGCCCTGCACCGGTCATCGTGCTGACGCGTACGGAAGCCGGCATCACGCAGCCGCAGGTTGTTCAGCCATGAGCGCCGTCCCCAGCCCCGCGCTGCAGCATGCTATCGCCCTGTCGCTGGGCGGCAGCGTGGTCCGGTCTGACGACCTGATCGACCGGGTGATGGAGCACGGCTTCCAGTATCGCGGCTACGTGTCCAACGCGGTCGCCAAGGCGGTGCGATGCGGAATGATCCTGCGCGTTGGCGAAGGGCCGGCCCGCAACTACCGCCTCAACCCCGACTGGAAGATCGACCCGACGGCGTTGGCCGCCGCGCAGGCACAGCGCGTGCGTGGTACCCGGCCAGGGACGACAGGGACGCAGAAGGCCCAATCTGCTGCTGGCGGCTACAAAGGCCCCGCTTTCGACAAAGGCCCCCTGACGCCGTCCATCGGCACCGTATGCCAGTCCCAGGAGGATCTGGAAGGTGAGTTGCCGCCTTACCTCGGTGGCCGCCTGGTCGATTCGCTGCACAACCACTTCGATCGCATCTTCGGCGGGGTGGAGTGATGGCACGTACAGGCCGTCAGCGCTACGACCACTTGCGCGCGATGCGCTTTGCACTGTGGGCCCGTACACAGAACCCGCGCCAGCTCACCCCACAGCGCATTTCCGGCCTGCTCGGCATCTCGCTGGATGCCGCCCGCCGCTGGCGCGCCGACTGGTTCACCGCCAACAGCCCTATCCATGTCGAAGGCGTCCCGGACGTCCTTCGGCCCACTCAACCGTTTGTCACCCCCGCCGCCCAAGGAGGCGCCCAATGACCCCATCCATTCCCGAAGGCTACCGCGAGGACCGTAATGGTCGGTTGGTGCCCGAGGCACAGATCAAACCGATCGATCTGACGCGTGACCAGCTGGTGCAGGAGAAGATCCAGCGCGCCCTGGAGCTGCGCGAAGCCCTGCGCACCTTCAAAGCGGATACGTTCACCGATATCGGCGCGTTCGTGCAGCTCAGCGGCGAGCAGTACGGCGCCAAGATCGGCGGCGACAAGGGCAACGTCAGCCTGTATTCCTACGATGGCCGCTTCAAGATCCTGCGCGCCTGCCAGGACACCATCCAGTTCGATGAGCGCCTGCAGGCTGCCAAGGCCCTCATCGATGAGTGCCTGAACGACTGGACCGAAGGCTCACGCGCCGAGCTGCGCACCCTGGTCAACAGCGCCTTCAAGGTGGGCCAGGACGGCAGCATCAAGACGGCAGAGGTGCTGTCACTGCGCCGGCTGCAGTTCGATGACGCCCGCTGGCAGCGGGCAATGACCGCGATCAGTGATGCGGTGACGGTGGTGGGCAGCAAGACCTACGTGCGCTTCTACGAGCGCGATGCACGGGGTCAGTACCAGCCGATTTCCCTCGATGTGGCGGGGGTCTGACATGCCCAAGATCCGAGACACCTGCACCTTCCGCTTCGACGGCGTTCGCGGTGCACTGAATGCCAACACCCTGGTGCTGGCAGTGGCGATCGCCGACCAGGCTGCGCGTGCGAACGTGGAGATCCATGCTCCGTCCATTGAGCTGGACGGCGTGCGCGGCTACGACTCGACTTGCGGCTCTGTAAGCGGGCCAGTTCGCGGCAGCGTCCAACTGGCCTTGCAGTACATCGAGGCCCGAGGCGACGGGTTTCCCTGGCGACTGAAGCGCCACATTTCGCAGCCGACCCTGCTGTTCTTCGAGGAGCGTACCGACGTTGAGGTGGCCACCTCCGGCCCGCGCAACGCGTGCGTCAACTGCGACATGCCCACCGGCTTGGCGGAATCGCCGATGTGCGGTCCGTGCGCCCAGCGGGCGGTAGGTGCGATGGCGTCTACCACGGCTGACGCGATCCGGCGCATGGACGGGCTCGACTTCGTGTGTGGCCTGCGCGACCCGCAGACGAAGCGGAACGTGGCCACGGCCATTGCTCGCCAGGTTGGGCATGGCATGGCCGAGAAGTGCGAAGCCCAAGCCGAAGCGGCCCTCAACGCCATTCTCGAGCTGCTGCTCCACCCGCCGGTGCTGGTCTTGCAGCGCAGTGGCCCAATCAACCTCCTGGGGGTGCACTCGTGATCGCGTACTGCTGGGCCAATGGCCAGATCGGGTTCGGCACGAGTGTGCCGGACGGTGCGATTTTCATCGCAGAAGGAAGCGGCGCACAGCTGCGCAAGGTGATCAGCGTCGCAGCCAGGCACGGAAAGGGACTGCTGCAGGGGATGCTGCTTGTACCGGGCGTGCCAGAGGCGCAGACGCAGCGGGAAAAGGGTGACGCACTGGGCCTCTGGTTGGCGTGGTGTTCCCAGCATCCGCGCCGCCTGCGTTGGGGTGCAATGAGCGCCGCCAACGGTGGCACCAACTCAGAGGAGAACCGCCATGTTCGTGCGTAACCTGGTGCTGTTCCGCTTCCCAACCAGCACCGACTTCTCCGAAGTGGAGACGGTGCTGCCGTATGGCGTGCTGGAGCCGGTCGGCCCTCTGGAAATGAACTCTCGCGGCTTCATTTCCCCCTTCGGCCGCGAGGAGCAGGAGCACCTGTCCTGCCGGCAGGGCGACTTCCTTTGGCTGACCGTGGGCGGCGAGGACAAGATCCTGCCCGGCGCGGTGGTCAACCGTGCGCTGGAGAGTCGTCTTCAGGTCATGGAACAGGAACAGGGGCGTCGACCGGGTGGCCGTGAGCGCAAGCGCATGAAGGACGACGTCCTGCACGAGCTACTGCCCAAGGCCTTCGTCAAGAACAGCCGCCACGACGCTATTCTGGACCTTGCCAACGGCTATGTGGCCGTGGACACCTCCAGCCGCAAGGTGGCTGAGGCCTTCGTGTCCGATATTCGCGGCCTGCTCGGCAGCTTCCCGGCGATGCCGCTGAATGCCGAAGTCGCGCCGCGCTCGGTCCTGACCGGGTGGATCGCTGGCGAGCCTCTGCCGGAAGGCCTGTCCCTTGGCGAGTCCGCCGAGTTGCGTGATCCGGTCGAGGGTGGCGCCAAGGTGCGCTGCAGCGACCAGGAACTGCGCAGCGACGAGATCGACAAGCACCTGGATGCCGGCAAGCAGGTCACCAAGCTGGCCCTGGTGCTGGAGGACGCGCTGTCCTTCGAGCTGGGCGATGACCTGGTGTTGCGCAAGCTGAAGTTCCTGGACGGCGCGCTCTCCCAACTGGAGCAGGCCGATGCCGACGGCCGCCGCGCCGAGTTCGACGCCCGCTTTGCCCTGCAGAGCGGCGAGATCCGTCGCCTGTTCCTGATGCTGGAACAAGCCTTCCAGCTCTCTGGCCGGGAGGGTTGATCGATGACCCGTGATCAAGCTTTGCGGAAGATCCAGGCATGTCTCCGCCTGGCGGCCTCATCCAATGCCACCGAGGCGGCGACGGCACTGCGCCAGGCTCGGGCGCTGATGGACCGCTATGGCCTCACCGAGTCGGACGCGGCCACCAGTGAAATCGGCGATACCGAGGCCGCAACCGGCTTTCGTGGTGGTGATCTGCCCCAGTCGTTGATTGCCCTGGCCGCCTTGGTTGCCGATGGCTATAGGTGCCGCGTGATCGGCAATCGCCAGCGTGGGATGTCCTTCAAGGAAGAGCAGTTCATCTGGCAGGGCCGTACCACGCTCCGCTTCTTCGGTGCTGGTGCCGATCCTCAGATCGCCGCATATGCCTTCACCGTGCTGCGCCGCCAGTTGCAGCGCGACAAGGCCCGTCACGTTGCACGCGTTCGTAAGTTGGCGAATCGCCAGCGCCGCGCAGAAGAGTTTGCACTCGGCTGGGTGGCTGCGATCTACCGACTGTTCCCGCGTGCAGAGCTGCCGGAAGGGCGCCGTGAGTCTATCGACGCAGCGGTGAGCCTTCGTTGCGGCGAAGTTGAGGTCAGCACCGGCAAGCAAATCAAAGGTGGGCGGTCCAAAGCCGACGATTACGCCAGCGGCTATGACGCAGGGCGGCAGGCCAAGCTCAACCAAGGCCTGGAGGAAGGTCAGAAGAAGCTGGAGACGACCGGTGGCTACTGAACGAAGGGCTCCCCTTACCAAGAAGTCCCAGATCGCCGACGTCCTGACGGCTGGCGGCCGCATCGTGGCCGGATCCCGAGCCGGCCTGCTGCGGCTTCTGGATCAGTCCGGCCTGGAGGTTCCGGCGTGGCAGATCGCCCTCCGAGCCGCCCAGGCCGCAAGGAGCAAGGCATGACCCGCGCTCGCAAGGCCGGCGACGGCCGTAACCGGGTACTGGCCGCGATCCACGCCGGTGCCAAGAAGCTCAGCCTCTGCGAGGACGTCTACCGTGACCTGGTCGAGCGTGTATCCAGGGAGCATGGCGTTGCCCAGCGCAGCGCCGGCAAGTGCGATCGCCGGCAGCTCGATGCGATCGCCAATGAGTTGCGCCGCCTGGGTGGCATCCCCGCCAAGGCAGCGTATGCGGCCAAGCGCTGGGCCGGTCGTCCCAAGGGCGACCTGTCCCCGCAGCTGTCCAAGATCGAGGCGCTGCTGGCCGATTCGGGGCGCGAGTGGGAATATGCACATTCGGTGGCCCGCCACATGTTCAAGGTAGGACGCCTGGAATGGTGCAACCCGGATCAGCTGTCCAAAGTGATTGCCGCTCTTCAGATCGACGCCAATCGCCGTGCCCGGCGGGAGGCTCCTTCGGCATGA